GGTTTTGTTTTTGTATCGTCAAGTATTAGACCGTATTTATTATTCTTACCGAACACATTTCTCGTTTCATTAACAAAGAATTCACCGACGTCGGATTGTACCGTTCCATATTTAGGGTCGCTTGGACTTACTGGTCCAGTACCACCACCAGTTGTACCACCACCAGTTCCACCGCCAGTTGTACCACCACCAGTTCCACCACCAGTTGTACCCCCACCGATTCCACCGCCTGTTGTGCCACCACCAGTTCCAACTCCAGTCCCACCACCGATACCTGTCCCAGCTCCACCTGTCCCAGAATAATCACCCTTGTTAATCTTACCTGGTTCTTGGTCATTTGGTATACCATCACCATCTTTATCTGAATCTTGTCTGTTTGGTGTTCCGTCGCCGTCAATATCATCGTCCAAATAATCCGGTGTACCATCTTTGTCCGTATCTTGATTTTTCAAGAGGTCTGGGATTTTGAGCGATAAATTTGGTAGACTTAATAACGAAGTCCACGGTAAAACGAGCGGTATAGGTGACGGCGAACCTGGTGGATAAAACAAACCACTATAAATACCACCGACCGTTAGAAGATGGGCAACAAGTGCATTTGAAAAATCAGAAAGTGATTCTTCGATTTCTTTGTGTTTAAATGTTGATTTTAGTGCTTTGTCTAATGGTTTCGGTAAACCAGGTATTAGAACTTGAACACCCGTTGTTGGAGCAATCATTGGAGGCATTGGTGGCATTGGTGACCAAGTTGATTTCAACCAATAAAGGCAAAACCCCGTTGCCATTAGGGTAAATCCTGGTTCAACGGAGTCTGGGTCTGTTGATGTCAAATGAAAGTTTACTTGGAGTCCAAGTGAGAGAAATTGTTTGAGTGTATCTTTATCACCCTTGATTAATTTTGCACCGAAAAAAGGTGCGGTATCTCCAATGTTCGAAAGTTCATATGCAGTTGCTATTTTATCAGCAGCGTCATCTAAATCGTTAATACCCCACGATCTCCAATAAGGACGTAGAGTCGATTTGAACAATTCAACATTCATAATTACGTCTTATCTATTGCACCTTTTCCAGATGATGGCCAACCGAATCTACAACTCCAATATCTTGGTGTTGTTCTATCCTTTGCAGTGTGACACTTGTGTCTTGCTCTGAATGACTTTCTACGGGCAGCATTTGATTTCTTAATCTTCATTGTCTTTGCACCACCCGTTCCTTTATGTCCGAAGTTTACCTTTACAACATTTCCGTTTGGTTTCTTGACATAAACAGAAAATTTCTTTGGACCACCTGGAGTTCTGAATGGTTTGCCAAGAGAAACTTTACGTCCACGATATTCAGCTTCACCAAGAATAGTTGCACGTGTTTCTCTTAAACCAAAATGAAGTTCAATTATTTGGTCATCACATCCCATAGTATATCCTTCTAAAACATACTCTGGGTTTTCGATTGTGATTGATTCATTACGATAACCGCCGCCGGCGGCTTTGTAAGCTTTAACAAGAGCGGCCGATGCATATGCACTCGGCCACACCTTGAACTTTTTCTTTATACGAGACTTTACACTACTGTATAGTTTCTTGTTTGTTGGTACTGATCGTTCTATTACAATAGGCTCTGTCATAATTATTGTCCCTTACGTGTAAACTTCTCAGCGGTTGCCACACCAAGACCTACGATGATAATATACATCAAACCTTCAAAGATAAACTCTGTGATTTGAAATCCCCAAAAGAGATTTGCACACCATGTAACTAACATGGCAAATACACATAAAAACGTAACAACTCTTTTTGATGACACTGCGCCGTCTGAATCAGCGATCATTGATGCAAGACCGGCTTTAAGTTGTTCCATCATTCGGGTTCTCCAATTTTTGAATGAAATCTTGTCTAAATTGTTCAAACTCATCTTCTATTTTTTGAAGGAGTTCTTCTTTTGTTATTCCACTTGACCATTTTTCAGATTCACCAAAACTATTTGCAAATTCTGCTTTTGAAAGTTCTTCTGCGATTAGATTTTTATCTCGTTCCGCTTCTTTTAACCAAGCAATCGCATTTAGTTTTACTTTTTCCTTTTCGTACTCATCCCATCTTTTTTCCAACCGAACCTTATGTTCCATCTGTATAACACAATCAAAACACATACCATGCATCATCTTCATCTTATCATCCAATCGTTTAGGTAATGTACACGTACAAGTTTCTTTTGGACAATTTGGAAATGTATTAAGGTAACCGTGAAGTTCCTGTTGCCATTCTTTTCCAAGTTTTAAAGCATATCCTTGTTTTTGTTCCCATTCATTTCCATCCGAATCGAACCATTTGTCTCCAACTTTCCTAGTTATCTGTTCTTGAACCTCACCCGTAAATCCAACTTGAATTGTATTTTGAGATTCGTGTGTTCCTTGAAGAAGTTGTTTAACATCTTTTATACTATCAATTTTTATGTCTGCCATATACCACCGAAAATGAATGAAACCAATTTATAAATAAATATCACTTGAATTTGAAATAACCAAGTATTTGATTAATTGGTGCAAATGCACCTGTTAATTTGTATGTTTTACCGTTGAAATTAAAGACTATACCTTCAAGTGGGGCAACCTTTTCTATTCCACCAGCGGCATTTATTCTCTTTAATTGTGTGTCAAGAACTTTCAAATCGTTTATGTCCTTTGAACTGGAAAGTGTTTTGATTGCATCTTCAACATCTTTCTTTATCTTTTCCGACGTTTTTTCTGGGTTCAAAGACATAACATCACTTACATTTTGTAAGATTTCTGCACCAAACTGAAGAACAAGAGATTCAAATGGTTCTATGTTTTTCTTCATTTGAAGGGACACTTCTGTTTTGTCTAAATTCTTTGCCCACTCCAACACATTTTGATCTGGAATGTTTTTGATATTTAAAGCAAACGATTTATCGTAAAATGCCCATCTCTTTACAAGACCTTCTAATGTTGTTTTATCTATCTTACCACCAAGTTCTTTTACGTTTTTATTGATGTATTTTTCCCACCATCTTTGATGCCACATACCAAGTGTATCTTGGTCGGTACATCTCATCTTATTTTGAAGATTTGTTATCTTGTTTAAGTAATACCCCAATCGTTCTTCAAAGTCTTGTACTCTACCAATCGTTAATTTTTTAGGTTTAGCAATACTAAATGTCTTTTGTGTATTTGCATTTACTTGTTCAATCATACCTGCCAATATTCTTGCATACTCTGGGTAATCTTTTACTTTGATACCTTCATCATTATACGAAGAACTTCCGTGAAAAACAATATAAGCACCGTCATAATTTATTACGTTTGCACTACCAGGGTACATAACTTCAAGATTCATCCAATTTTTACCACCCTTGAAAATCTTTTCTTGTTGTTTTGGAGAAAGAGATTGGATTGCTTTTTCTAAATCACGGAAAGCGTATGTAAATGCTTTTTCTATTTCACCACGACCACTAAACTTTGTCTTAATAGACTTGTAGTCCATACCACCAGATTTAATATCACCTTTGTTTCTCGCGGAATACAGTTTACCATCTTTGAAAGTAACGAATAAATTTTGACCGTCAAGTTTTTCTGTTGGATCACCTTTAACAGAAATCTCACCAGAAAGTCCAAGTCGGAACATTTCTTTCATATCACCAAATGTAAGACCCATGTCCTCGAATGGATGTGTCATGTGTCCCGCAACTCCGCCCTCTGTTATAAGTTTCTCTTCGTTCAGAACTTCTTCAAAAACTTTATCCCAGAATTCACGTTTAACAACCGGAAGTGATTCCAATTTGGTTTCTTCTTTAACTTCTGGAAGTAAGTCTACGTTAAATTTCTTTGCAAGTTGAACTATAACAGGAATCAACAGCATTGTACCAGGTATTGGTATAGCCGCTATTGTTCCAAGTCCCATTAGTTTGAAAGTGTCTTTCATTTGAGTTTGAAAGGCTTTCTTTTCTTGTGAAGTAAGTGTTTCACCTTTGATAAACTTTTGTAGTATTGGCAACAAATCTTTTGTATCACCGTATTCTTTTTTAAGAATGTTAAAAAACAATTGACCTTGTTCTTGTGTCATATTTGAAAAGAACCTGAACCAATCCTGTACATCTTCCTTTACTTGACCACGACGTTCATTCATCTTATTGATGACTGTGTTAAATATACCGGCGTCAAACCATCCCATTATATCTTTAAACCTTGATTGTAATTCTGATAATTTTGCTTCTCTATCACCGAGTGATTTACGAATATTTGTTCCTGACATTTCACCAAATCCAGGTATATCGAACGATACGTGTGGTGCGTAAACATAATAAGCGTATGGATTTGTTATATCCTTGTAAGGTATGGCTGTTGTTTTGTTGTAAGACATTAGTCTCTTATATCCACTAAGTCTACCAGCATCTTTTTCACCAATCATATAAACGATAACTGTTTTCTCTGGGTCAAACTTTTGGAGAAGTTCTGTTGGAAAATATGGACTTCTAACCTTTGCAACATTCTTAATACCGTGGCGATTTATTATTTTCTTCTTTTCCGCAAAATTTAACGGCGAACGTTGTCGGTCTGTTTTGTCCGAAGTAACAACGTAGGTATTTTCTTTACCAAACTTTTTAGCCAACCAATCGTAAGCAGCTTTATGATGCCTACCCATCGGTTGAAAACGGCCCGGATAAATTGCAAGGATAGTTTTATCACCCAAGTCCTCCTCGTTGAATATCTGAAGTTTTATTTCGTTCATTATCAGTTTGAGAATTTTACTCATTCATATCTCCAATTTACGGGGTTATTTCTTCTGTTGGTGTTTCTTCGGTTGTAACTTCTGTTGGTGTTTCTTCCAATGGTATCTGTTCTACCGGTGGATCTACCGACGAAGGTTTTTCTGGCCAAATTACATGATCTGGACTATCAAAATTTGTTATATCACGAAGCGATTGACGATATTGTTTCCACTCTTCTTTTTTTAATTCTGAAAGTGGTGAGTCGGTCATCTGTGTCCAGTCTGTTTCATTCAAGTAAATATTTCGTTGAGACCGAATATTGATCCACTTTTGATTTATCAGTTCTTGTATTTCCGCTTCACTTTTTCCAGAAACCGTTTGATATTCAACAACTTCATCTTCACCGATTACAAAATAAGAACCAGTTATCTTATCATTCTCACCGAGAGTTGCTTCAACAAATCTGTGGGGATACCAACCATACGATTTCAGGGAAACGATGTCCAACGCATTAAAGTTGGAAATGTTTTCCCAATTTATCGGTAATAATCTTGGTCCTTCAACTACTTGTCCACTTTGGACATAAACGTATCTCATATTTACTCCATTATCTCGGTAAATATAAATATGTTATTCTAACTTTTTATACGTTGCCATCAGGTTTAAACCAAGTAATTCTATTCGACCTCTGTCTCTGAATGCTCCCTCAAAGAAGTTTATTGCATAATGTGGTATGTCATATTTTCTTCTGTCAGTTATACCGAACGTATAATCATCAAAGGCAAGAATACCGCCGGTTTTTAGGAGTAAATATGAAAGAACCCCATCAATCATCACGTCGGATGCCAAATGACTTCCGTCAACATAGATAAAGTCGAATTGATGTCCATCTCCAAGAAGTTTTGGAAGAATGTTTTGGGACATACCACGATGAACGATACATCTTCCATCGTCAATATACTCTTTTAGATTGTGGTTGAATAGGTCATATAGGTTAGTTAAATCCATTCCCCACATTTCGTGTTCTAAACTACCATCCCATGTGTCAATACAATGAAGTTCACCACCATCTTTTAGAAAATTCTCGATGAACCACCGAGTTGAAAGTCCTTCAAACCCACCTATTTCAAGAATCTTTGGTTGTTTTATTTCTTTGATTGTTGGTTTTACCCAATAAAGGATTTCCGCCAGATTTTTTGAAAACCAATCTTGACTGAATTTAAGGTCATTTCTTTCACTCATATTTCAAACCTA